TGCATTTCTTTCAAGCTGTCGCCAGTCGCACCGGTTTTAGTGACAATGGTATCCATCCCCTCGTCTACCTGACGAAAGGCTTCAAGAGCACTCTTTCCGAAATCAACCAACTTTTGACTGATGTCTGATAGTTTTTCAGAAAATTGATTAAGTAATTCAGCTTTTAAGAGATTATTTGTCTCACTAAGCGAACTGCTGGCTTGTTTTCCAGCACTCCCAAGATTATTCATCTCTTGAGAGAGATTCGAGTACGCTGTTTTAGCTTGATTCAACTGCGTTTCCATCTTATTGGCTTCAGCTGAATTTTCACCATACTCTTGCTTTGTAAGAGCTAGTTGCTTTTCTAGATTTTCAATCTGCCGAGCAACAATATCAGATTGAGCTCCAATTCTTTTCTCAGCAAGCGCCAACTTGTCAGCTTCACTTGCATTAGCTCCTAGCTGACTTTCTTGCAATTTGAATGAACTGACTACTTTTTCATTCTCGCTGGCCAATTGCTTCTGCTCATTTTGTAGTTCTCTCAGTTTACTCTTGTTGTTCTGAGTTGCATTTCCATTCTCAGCAAGTGCCTGGTTGACGTTTGCTAGTTTACCTTCGTAGCTCTTCAGGACGTTTTGAGTAACTTCGACTTCGCGTTGAAAGGCACGGTACTGATCAGCGCCGATATCACCATTTTTGAACTGCTGTTCTACCTGAGACTGAGCTTGTCTCAAGGTTTCCAGTTTCTCCTTGGTCGTCGAAACTTGCTTTTGTAAGACCTCTTGTTTCTGAGTCAGGAGCGTTATGTTCCCTGTATCAAATTTCAAGGCCTTGTCAATCTGTCTCAACTCCTGACTTGCATCAGTAGCAGCCTTATTGACATTTTTCAGCGCCTTCTGTAAGGGTTGCGTGTCGCCGTCGATTTCAATTTTGATACCTTTGATATTTCCTGCCATATTTCCTCCTTTCATAAAAAAATAGAAAAGCGCTGAGAGAACTTCTACGACTGATAATGCAGTCACGGCAAGGAACTTGACCTCAGAATCACTCTCTCAGCACTCATTTTTTATTTAAAAACTGTCAAAATCAGCTTGCGTGGCTTTCCGTTCGCCACCCTTATCCTCGCTCCGTAGATTCACATAATCCGTCTGATAATCCAGAGCCATTCCGATTGAAATGTGCTTTAAATCATCGATAGACAGACCAGTTTCTTTACAGCAGGACAGATAGGATTCTACTGTGAAGATTTCTTCGCTAGCTGATTCTGAGTCATCTGGTGCTTTTTTGTCGTCATGCTCGCATTCAGCATTTCCATCAGCACAGGCCCAACTTCCTGAATGGGAAAGGCTTCCATTTCCATGAAGAATTGTTCATAAGGCTTGATGTGAGGATTTGCAGATTTAGCAAAGGTCCAAAAAAGACGGTTGAAAAAGGTCATGTCAAAATCTGACAACATCGAGACGTCAATATCAGTTGCTGTCAACTCTTTGTCAGTCTCCAGCTTGTTCAATTCATTCATGAATGATTGATTTTTCAACATTGAGAACAGATCTTGAAAATAATCTTTTCCAAATTGTTGCTTGTATGCGATAGGAGTATAGCCATTGGTCCCTAACTCATACTCCTGATCGCCAACCAAAACGATTTTACGCATAGATTTTCTCCTTAAGCTGAAACCGCAGTAGGTTCATAGACTTTCTTGAACCAGTTGTCATAAATTTCTTTATTATCAGCTGACGTGATGGAACGTTTAACAACTGAATCAAGAGGACGAGGACTTGCTTTAAAGCCAAGTTCACGCTCATTGACGTTTGTACCGTTCTTGGTTTTTGAACCATTTCCTGGGCGGCTCGCTGAACAATAGTAGAGAACGTGACGTGTTTTATTCTTGTCCCCTGAAAATTCAAACATCAAGGCAAATGATGTGAATTCTGCATCAGCTTTTTCAGTCAAAACACCCGTCTGAGCATCCTTGATTTCACCCAAAATCTTAGTCGCAAACATTTCAATGATGTGAGAGATTTTGAATTTACCTTCATATCCTTCATTTGAATTCATAAAGTGATAATCGATGTCATCTGCTTTGATTGGTGTTGATTCACCCTTTGGATCCAATGTCAATTCCATTGCCCCAGGAAAGCGGAAAATTTCATCGTAAGCAATCACTCCATCTGTACCAATTGATTTAATTGGCGCAACGTGAACATTTTTTAAACCAAAAGTTACTTTATTTTCTTGATTCATGTCATTCCTCCTTAGTATAGATAGACTGTATAAGACTTGACATAGAGTCTTTCAGTCTCGATAAATGTTTCTTCTTGAACATCGAAAAAGAGCTCGTGGGTTGTCCACAGCTCTTCCAGACGTTCTTCAAAATCTTCATCCTTACTCTCAAAAGCCAGCTCAACCGTCACACTCTTAATCTGATGATTAACCGTGTTGTCAGCTGCATTGATGACTGGACTTGATTCATAATAGACCAGGTAAGGTAGGTCGGGAGCGTTTCCAATTTTAAACGCTCGATAAGTGACAGGCAAGTTTGCCTGTTCCAAAATAGCAGCAAAGTCTGATAGCTTCATTTCCCAATCTCCTTGATACGCTTCTCAAAGTTCTGAATTGCTTTTTCTTCAGCTGGCTTGATGTGGACGATACCAGAGACACGACCACCATTTCTTGAAAGGTGCCCGTTCTCAAGTATGTGAGTAAGACTTGCAACTGCGTTGAACACAACAAAAGAGCCATTGGCCAACTTCTTCTTTTTCCAACTTCTACGATACTTTCCATATCGTTTCGGACTTGTCTCTTTCAACTCATCCACAGTCTCATCAGCCACCTGCTCTGCAATCTTATCCACTTCTTCAGTAACCTCATCAGAGTAAGCTGCAAGCTCTTTCGCTATCAAATCAGCAAGGTCATTACTCATTTCAAGACCTCTGACAAAGTCAACTCTAAAATTTCAGAATCGATAGGATAGGTTTTCAAGATGCGATATTGCTTGCCTTCAAACTTCGCAAACTCTTGATTCTCATACTCAAAATTTCGAATCTCAACGACCAAGCTCGGTTTAAGCCCTGCCTGATTCGCCTGATAAAATTCAGAGCGAGTAACCTTCTTTTTGCGACATAAGAGAGTAATTTCAACATCTTCAGAGATTGGTTGTAGTAACTTATCCTTACCTGTGACTTTCTTAGAGATCAGTTTGATTTCATGATTCCACATTCTTGACCTCTTTCTTTGATGCTATCTGTAAATTATGCAGTCGCCACTGAAGGTGACGTGGCATATCCACCCCACCCTCATAGCGATAAGCAGCATAGTCAACGATAAACATTTCATGGTCAGCACGCTCACCAACAAGCTCGATACCGAGGTTATCGGTCAATTCAGTGATGACACTTGAAATGATTTTTTCTAACGGCTTGTCTCTTAAGTTGGTTGAAATACCCAGCTTAAGCTTCAGCAATTTCAAAAGTTGACCTTCGTCCATGTCTACTCCTCAACTTCCTTAGCAGGCTCTTCAGCAGTTTCCTCAACGATTTCTTCCTGCTCAACTGCGGGTTCTTCCTTCACTTCTTTTGTTTCAGGAACTGGATTCTTAGGTTCATCATCTCCCAAAACTTCAAGGAAGATGGAACCAGCAGTGTTGGCGCCAGTCAAAAGGCCATTGGTAAAGCTATCTGTGGGCTCATATCCTTCACGAGGAAAGACATCGCCAACAGCATAGTCATGATTTTCAGGATCGGCCAAGTCCTTGAAAGGACGGATTACTTTATAGCTCATACGCTACCTCCTTAAGCTACAACATCAGTGTATGTTCCGAAGAATCCAGCTTCTTCATCTACTTTCTTAATATCCAAACGGATAAAAAGCCCAAGCAATTGTCCGTAAATGTCATTGTTCACCCATTTAACGGATACTTGAGAACGGTCAAATTCTTTGACAAATTCAGTGACGTCACCGATGAAGAATTTCATGTCTCCTTCGTTTCCAAACACTGTGTCATCTACTTTGTAGATTGTTTTCCCACCAAATGAATAGCCAGTAGGTGAAGCTACATCAGTTTGAAGCATGTAGCGCCCATCTTTGTCCTTCACCTTGTCAAGCGCAGCAAACATTGACTTCGTTACAACGATGCTTGCTTTATAAATTGATTTAAGCTTCTTGTTGTAGATATCTTTAATACCATCAAATCCAGCTGCATCTGCTTGGGTAGCTGTTTTGAGGACAGCTGTAACTAATGACAATTCAGTGTTTTCACCTTGATTGAACACTTCATCTTCAACAATAGACATGATGTCATAGTCTGCGTCGTCAATCATTTCTTGTGACACAGGGACATATCCACGGTAAGTCTTGATTGAATAATCGATCTCGCTGATTGCTGGTTTTCCGAGTTCTGGATTTGATTTCAATTCATCTGTTGAAACCATTACACCATCTGTTTTCTTGATAACTGGATATTTACCAGATCCACTGTTAACTTTAACACGTTCCACAAGATCCAAAAGTGGATTGCGTGTTTTGTTAACAAAATGAGGTTTCAAAACTTCAGTAGGGATTAAAGCTGCGCTTCCTGAATCAGTAGTTTTCAAGCCTACGATATCACGAGTTTGACCAGTACGAATGTATTTAGCAATTGCGTCACGTTGTTCCAATTTCTGTCCTCCACGATGTTCCTTACCTGGGTAAGTCGGTGCTTTACGATTTAGTTCTTCAACTTGATTTTTCAACTCTTCGATTTCTTTTTCAAGTTGTTCTTTTTCTGCTTCCTTTTCATCCAATTCTTTCTGGATTTGTTCAAGGTTCTTTTCAACTGCTGAAACTTCTTCATCATTTCCAGCTTGTTCCAATTTAGCAGCTTCAAGTTCTGAGCGCTTGTTCAATTCTTTGATTGATTCTTCAAGCTCTACCACTTTGTCTGCTTTGTTGCGCATACGAGCGCCTAAAATCAATGATTTGTGCATAGGTTAAATTTCTCCTTAATTTCTTTTTTGCGCTTATCCAGCGCTTCACGATTGGCACGCTGTTGACTTTCAAAGTCTTTCTGCCGTGCAGCAATTTCCGTTTGTGGATAGGCTGGGAAAGTACATGGACTCACTTCAAAGATTTCTAGTTCTAGGATAGTGTCCAGGTACGAACCATCTGCTTGCTCTTCCGTGTTGATTTTAATTGGGATAAAACCAAAGCTACATCCAATTACATCACCACGCTGAACACGAGCATAGGCCCCAACAGCTTGCGGATCATCTTTGTTGATGATGATATCCCCGTAAAGTCCGATTTCATCAACTCCCAAAATGACCGTTTCATTACCAGTCCGACCAAGCACCAAACTATCATCATGGTTAAATAATGCCCTGATGTCAGCTCCTTTGATAGCTTTTTCAACACCCTCACGCTTGATTACCTCAAAGTAGCCTGGCCATAATTCAGTAACTTCATCGAACTTGATAAAGTACCCGCTCAAAATCAAATCACCAGTTTCACTTTCTTCTCGTGTTTTGAACTGAGCAGTACGATAACTATTCCGTTTGTTCATTCTCTTCCTCACCCCCTTTCAGTTTCTTCTGGTCCCCAAGTCTGTCTTGCGGTAGATAATTTTCAAGAGCAAGGAGCTCATCCATATCAGGATCTGGTGGCATCCCAAGCCAATCTCTCCACTCGTTTCGACGCATTGCCATATTTTGGGTCATCTGTTTAGCTACTGATGACAATTCTGTAATGTTATACGAATAAAGAGAGCGAGCATTAAGTTTGAAATACCGATTGTTTGAAACTAGTAAATCTCTAGTTAAGGTCTGAGTAATTGTATTAGCAATACTCATAACTGTTGTATTGACAAAGTTGTTGTATTCTTCTTTGTCAAAGCTACCAACTCCTAAAATAAAAGCTGGAACTCCCAAAAGTCCAGCAACTGTTTTCTTGTCAATTTCAACAGATTCATTGATAGCGATATCTTTTAAGCTGAGTGGCTTAACCTGTTCTACACTCAACAAAGCATCAGGAATAATCCACGGCTCACCTGCCTGACTTGTTGTTAAGTATTTCTTAGCGACCTTGTCTCGCCCCTCTTGCGTGCCCAATTCTCCATTCGAAGAATCAACCTTAACAATCAAGCTAGGAACGTTCTTGCCATTCATAAAGCCTTTTTTGATTTGAGTCGCAAGATTTAAATTCCTAACAATATCCCTCAGAGCAAGCCTATATCCAGTCCCTACAAATGGATTGTCTGGATCAGGATTGATTACAAAGTGCACGATTTCGCTTGGGTTGTAGTCAATGCCACGATAGTTCACAACATAACCAACATCGTCACTCTTGAACGATACTTCGCTCATTGCGAATGGTCTCAGGTTCAAAATGTAATCATTCACAGGATCATACTCAACATGAAGAACAGAGTTCCCATCGCCGAACAACAGTAAGTCACGCACAATCTTGAAAATCCAAGTTTTGCGAGTCATATTGTCGCATGGGTTCACATCAATCTTGCGAGCCAGTCCGTCTTTTATTCGGATGTCGCCTTTTTCGGTATTCTCCATCAAATGAATGGTCATATTGGATACCATGTCAGCAATCTTGTTGACCGCAGCAATCACATCAGGATTTCGAGCCAAAGGCACATAGCTATCACCGTCAATATAAAGCCAAAAATCTGAATGAGTAATAACATTCGTTCCACCTCGACTCTTACCACGTTTCAAAAACCTATCTAAAAGCCCCATCTTTCCTCACCTCCTTTCTCTAATCAAAGAAGCTCATGACATTCTGATTCTTACCAAGATTAGCAAGAGCCTGAATACAAGCAAAGACGCTGGCATCGAACAAGTCAATTCTTGCAGTACCACCGTCACCATCTAATTTTTCATATTGCACAGCATCGTCCACCTTTTCAATCGCTCTAACATTACTCACACAGTATTCATAAGCATCAGAATGAAGATAGTAAAATTCTTTATTCTTAACTTTGAACTCAATCCGTCTGAATCCCTCGGATTTCAGATAGAAAAGCTGAGGTTGGTCAATCATCTTGAACCGAGCTTGTTTCATCTTCGTCAGAAACTCACGACCAAACTTCCTGTCCATTCCGACCGCAGCAATCTTGAACCCTTTCTCTCTCATCTTGATAAACCATTTGACAATATCATCATAGAGAACGGTCGGAGTATTGCTCATAGTTAGCCAGCCATCAGACTGCCACCCAAAGAGTGGAATCCCGTCATCGTTGGCTTTCTTCTGAGCATTGACTCGAGGAAAGAAAGCGTGTGTGATACAAATATCAACATCTTTTTCACCATCATGATAGACACCATAAAGAGCAGCAGCGGTCAAGTCATGTAATCTAGATAAGTCAGCTCCACCATACCACTGGATAGGCAAGCGTGCCAGCTCCTCTAAGGTCCAATCATAGTGACTGTCTGAAGCAATGAACTCATCAGGATTGAAATAAGCGTTCATTGAGTTTGTAAAGACATTCAAAGTCTTGTTAAAAAACTCATTTCTTGTCTGTGGATCGTTCATAGCTTGCTCTGCTTCTTCTTTCAAAGCCTTGAGCGACACCGTCACACCCCACGAAGGATTGGCTTTTTTAAGAACATTCTCGTCCAGGTAATCGCCCACGTCTCCATCAGTCGTCTGGTCAGCTTTGCAGATAAACATGAACAAGGAGTCATCCTTGACCAATTGCTTAAGGACCTTTTGACAGTATTTAAGACGATTTGCAAGGAAACCAGTAGGAATATCACCAGCCGTAGAGATAACAAAAAGCATACTGTTTCGGTATGCTGACATTGTTTTCTTCATAAGACCGTACTTCTTGCTGTTTCTCATCGTGTGAGCTTCGTCTAGGATAATTACGTTACCGTTCAATGAGTCCAAACGGCTTTCATCGTTGGCCAGTGCCTGGATAAAGAAAGAACCCTCGATACCAAAATTAGCAGTAATGGAGTGTTCTTGGTTATTATCCTTGATACGGATGTTCTTGTCATTCCATCGCTCAACATTGAACTTCAAAAATCCAAAGGCTTCCATTGCTTGCTTAACAGAGTTTGCCACGATGTAGCATTTTGAACCGCTATCCGTGTCTAATATCTGATAAGCAAGAGCGATTGCAGCAGTAAATGAGGTTTTCCCATTCTTCCGAGCAAGCATGATAAGTGCTTCTTTGAACCTGCGCTCATTTGTACCTTTGTAGTAAAATCCAAACAGGTTCACAACTACAAAATGTTGCCACGGTTGTAAGAGTAATGGCTTGTTACGGATAGACACCGCAAACATATCATCGCCCTGCTGATGGACTATCGTATTCTCGATGAAGTGAACAACGAAATCAACGATTTCCTCATCCATTTCAAACTCAGGATTTTCAAGATCACGCAAGAAACGTTCAGCTGCAAGAATGTTCTCCTCGCAATGTTCCTCTCTGTGAGAAATGACGTGCCGAGCATACTCTTTCGCTTTATCAAGATTACCCATTGCCAGTCACTCGCTTCTTCTTGATTTCGTTCTTGAACTTCAGGACCTCAGTAAGAACTGACTCACCCTCTTGTTCTACTACCTCACCAAGCGACTTAGGATTCATCATCAACTGATTAGAGTAGCTGAGGATGTCTTTCCTCAAAATTTCCATCGCTGTCAAGATTGGAACTTTGCGCTCATTTTCAGCACCAGCCTTATTGACGTAAGTGTCTGTTACTGGATAACCCATGTCAGCATAATCTTGAGCAAGTTTCTGATACTGATAGAGCATGCCTGCAAAAATATCAATGATCATTTCAAACTCTTTTCGATAAGTGCCCAAGTCTTTCATCTGCTTGACCACTTTTGACTTAATCGACTTTGCTGTAATTGGTTTAGCCAAAAACTACCTCCTTTCGTCAAAATCGCTTAGTTTTTACCCCCTTTTTGTTTGAAGGCCCCCGACTTGGAAAAAGTTCCCTTCACCGGTACCCTACTGGCCAAAATGATTTTTCAAAAAGAGGGGGGACTAAAAATTTTCATTTTTCATTTTTGAAAAAATTTAAAAATTCTTTTTTTCTTTTTTTCTGCCAATACAATCCTTGATTGATTACTCTATCGTTCACTCTATCGTGAAACGTATTGTGTTTCTTATTCGTCAACGGTAAGCAGTTCCATTCAACAAATTCAAGTTCAGGATATTCAGACACAGGAAAGATATGATGTACCATTTCTGCTTGAACAGAAATTCCGTAACGCAAACTTTCTTGACAAAGATAGTCATGTCTACGCATTACTCTGTCACGGAACTTCTCCCACTTCTTAGACTTCAAGGTTGGTCTGATAGGTTTGTTATACATCTCAAACCTCCTTTCTCAATACTAAAAGGGACAGGTCAACGACCTATCCCCTCTCATACAAGAAATCTATGCTACCATAATAAACCTTTTTTTGTGAGACTTCAAGATGCCTTTTGTCTCATTTTATTTTGTTTATGAAATCATAGGCCAATACAAAAACAAATACGAGTGGTAAGAAAAGAAATATCAATCCATTCTCAACTAACTTTAATACATCACTTTTCCCCCAATCAAAAATAACGACTAAAAAAATTAAGGTTAAAAAATAGACAACTAGATATCCTACAAATAATCCCAATGTTTCATCCTCCATCTATACCAATTTTATCCCTCACTTTCACATATCTTATATTTTGTTAAACTCACACTAAATCTCAAACCTTTAGTAATCATGGGTTTTAAAGTGTTTCATTTTTTAAGTTTATGCTTAACTCATTATGTGAAAGTAATATCTAAAAAAAATTAAATGACAAAGTTCCGTAAAGCATCATCAAGCTCTGCTTGCTCAATTCCTATGTATCTCAGGGTGATTGCAGGTGATGAGTGATTGAACATTTTCTGTAATGTTCCTACGTCCTTTGTCTTGTTGTAATATTTATAGCCGAATGTCTTGCGCATTGTATGCGTGCCAACGTTATCGATGCCAAGTTCTTCAGCAGCTTCATGGATGATTTGATAGGCTCGCTCACGAGTGATCGCTTTATTCTGACCTTGCCTACTCTTAAATAAGAAATGATGGAATGGTTTACCTTCGACATATCTCCTCATTTCTTTCTTGAGTTCTTTTGTCATCCGTCTTGTTATCTGCTTGCCAGTCTTCCGTTCTCTCAGTTTGATGTGCCATCCTTGAACATCTTTAACTTTCAAGGTGAGTATATCTCCGACTCGCAAACCAGTATTCAGGCCTGTAATGAATAGCATATAATACATCTCATTCCATTCTCTGAGATAATCTTTCATTGCCTGAATATCATCATTATCCTTTATCGGTGATACAAATTCCATATTCTACCTCCTTTCCCAAAACAAAAAGCCAGCATTTGCTGACTCTTGACGATACTTCTGTTGGACAACTTTTCTGACTAGAATTAAGGATGACTCCTAAAGTGCGATGTGTGTTTTGTTTCAGAAGTTCATGCTATCATAATAACCCTTTTTTTGTGAGACTTCAAGATGTCTTTTGTCTCATGTTTATTTATAGCTCACCTTTCAAAATAGCGTACTGCTCTAGGATAATCCTTCTACGTCGATAGATTGTAGCTTTGCTCATGAATTTCTGTTCTGCTATTTCTTCCCATCTCAGTTGAGGATATCTCCAGCGCAGATTAAAGATTTCCTTATCCTCATCAACTAGATTGATCAGGAGTTTGTTAATAATAGCTTTGAACCCTTCGAGAAATTTTAAGGTTGGATCATCCGCTATTCTGATTGCAATGGTTTCGGTAGGTTTGCTTATTCCTACGCTGGGCCCACTTTGAGAATCTGGATTTCGAGTTTCTAGTTCTAGCCTTCTCAAATCTATTGTCCGTTGAACGTTTTGGAATTTGAAAAGTTCTCTGTCTAATGTTTTGAGGTCTTCGTCGCTTAATTTCTTCAATTCCTACCCCCTCGATATCTTCGTGACTGCTTCCACTTGATAATCTTACCGTCGTTATTGTTGTTGAAATAATCTGGCAATCTTGCTGTTGGACTTTCTTTATAGACAACTTTCTCAACGACCTGGACTCCAGGCATCATTTCATCATCTATCCACCCAACAAGCCACGCAGGGTTTACATCATATGTTTTAGCAATCATTTCAATTTGCTTAATGGACGGATATCCACCTCGCTCGTACAAATGAATTGTGTTTTGGGAGACACCTGTATCTTTCGCCATCTGTCCTACAGATAGACATAAATCCTCTCTAAGTTCTTTCAATCTTAGCTGCATCTTGCTCTCCACTTTCTAGTATTAGCTTTTATGAATGTAGCCTGCTCTTGCATCTGCTTCCATTCATAATCCATGATGATTTCAAGTTGATTGTTACAAAGACCTTTTAAGAAATCATTTTGAGCTTCTAGCTTCTCAATATCATTATAGGCCCTTTCATACAGTTCATCTTCCAGAAATCTAATGCGCTCTGCCATTGCTTCCTGAATGATGATGTAAGTTGGTTTCTTGTACTTCGTCATTACAATCTTACCTCATCTCCTATTTTTAGAGATTCATAGTTTGTTTGAGTAACTACGAACACTCCGTGATTTTGTACTGTAATAGTGTACATGTCACCAATCTTCTCCTTTTGTAAGACTCTGCCTTTGATTTCTGCGCCTTGATTATCCGCCTTGTAGATAACCATCGGGCGCTTTTCTTCTAGTTCTGCAATCCTGCCCATCTGCCAGATATTCAACCCAGCAGATAGAAGAATCCAGATTGCTATGAATCGTTTCAATCTGTGACCTCCTTTTCAACCGTGATAGTAAAATCATGATCATTTATATTTAAAGGCAAAACTATCCCTGCTTTTGAGTCACTTTTTAGCAAATCAAATACAATTTCTAAAACTTGCTTGCCTAAAATCAATTGTGTCTCTAAAATGTTTTGCTCGTTCATCACTCCACCTCATTTCTCAATTCAAAATCAATCCCATACATAAGCAGACAACTTTGAAAATCAACAAATTCTTCAACCGCTTCAGCTTCTTGAAAGTCGTACCTCTCGATTGCAAGCAAGAAATCATCAATATCATTTCTTTGGACACTTCCGTATTCTGTCTTTGTATGTTCCATAGCTGTTTCATAGCCGTCTACATCAATTGCGTAGCGTATTCTGCCACTCGAAAAATCATATTTGTAATTCTTGATAATCATCCATCTACCTCCTCAATCTCAATCCCTGGGCAATCGAATACCCAGCCGAAATCATGCGAAACTACTTCTTTTTCCGTGAGTTTATAGCACTTTTCTGAAAAATTAGTGCATTTTGTGAAAAGCAGCACTACAGGAGAAAAATGTCCGTATTTATCTGCTAAGTCAGCATTTTGGTTGACAAGATATAAGTCCCCGTCGTTTCGGTTTAGAAGTGTAATTTTGTATTTTTTCTCTTTCTCGACCTCGTAGCCGAATCGGTGCATATTGATGAGAATTTCGATAAAGTTATCTGTATTCGACATCCAGTCAAAGAGAGTATCGTCAGTTGTCGATTTTACCCAATTCGCACAAAGATATGCAATGTTTTTATATAAATTATCTTTGTTTATCTGATACCAAACCGATACAAACGGCGGAACTTTGACTTTTTCGGGTTCGTCTAGTTGTTCGATTCTTTTGATGATTCTGTCTATATCAATACAATTTATAAATCTATTTTTATTTTCTTTTAAGACGTTACAATAATCAATCAATTCCTGCTTATTCATTCTTCTGCTCCTTTTCATAACTTACCGAATAAATCTCTGAGGTGGTTTTCAACCTGTTCCTAAAATCCTCAGCTTTTTCTTTCGTTTCAAAAGTATATTTTTTATACTTGATCGTATCGCCCGGACGATACACAGGTACTAAGACAATCCACTTCATGCTTGACCTTCCTGTCTAATTATTTTCAGAACGGCAATCCATCATCTGGAATATCCATCGGATCACTTGCTCCAAAACTTGGTGGCATCTGGTTTTCCATGCTTGACTGATTCGCGGAATTATCCCTCTTTTCAAGTGTTTGAAAACTTTCAGCTACCACTTCTGTCACATAGACACGTTGTCCTTGCTGATTATCATAGCTACGAGTCTGGATGCGGCCTGTGATTCCTACCAGGTTCCCTTTTTTGCACCAGTTTGCGAAATTTTCAGCTTGCTGGCGCCACATGATGCAACTGATAAAATCAGCTTCACGATCACCTGCCTGATTCTTAAAATTGCGATTCACTGCCAAACTGAAAGTCGCAACTGCAACATTTGATGGTGTGTATCGCAACTCAGGGTCACGAGTCAAGCGACCTACTAACACAACATTATTGATCATTCTCTTTCTCCTTCATCATTTTCTAAAACCGCATCTCTTATAAAAGTGTTGCCAATTTCATAGTATTTGTATTCCTCGGCTGTCACTTCAAATGTTTCTTCAACGTGCTTATTTCCTACTTGTCCTGAAACGACTAGGATATATCTTCTTTTGGTTCTGGTTGGTACCAGTACCGAGCTTTTTCCTGTCATGACAGGAATGAATGTTGTGTGAGGTTCATCAATGTACTTGTCTACAACCGTCCCGCTCGAAATCTGGTGACATGCTACGAGGAAGGACATGAGTAAAACAACACATAGGATTTTTAAATATCTCACTCCTCGACCTCCAAAAATTCTGGGGTTTCAAATTTATTCCCAATTACTTCAAAATGAAAATAAGCAAGATATAGTGGACTCCATCCTGCCACTCTTTTCTGTAATTCATCTACAAATATGTAAATAAAACTTGCATAAGATCCGTGCCATTTGATAACTGCTTTTCTGCCCTTGTAATCGACTATATCCCCCTCAAAAATCTCCTTGCCATTTTTGTCCAAAAGGCCTGTTGATTGCATGAGGTGAATGTCATTGTTCACAATCCATTCACCAGCAACAGAATCCTCATCAATAATCCAGATATCTCCATTTCCAACCATCACTTCGTCCGGTTGATACATACGATTTAATGAGCCACCATCATACGCTCTGTACTTCGGTACCATGCTAAATCCTCCTTAAATAAACAAACTAGCTAGCCACAGAACAAATGCAAAATATATAATCTTTGAAATGGCCTGAGTAAGTTTTTTTGAAATATATTCATCACTATAGATTGTTGGATTTATGAAGCTTAGTAAAGCATCTACTCCCAAAGCTTGCCAAAACGAAATCTTTCCGACAGGGAGGATTGTCGTTACAATCTCATTCCAACCAAATTGAACAACAAACGGTGAGATAATTGTTACGAGTAATACACCAATAATAATTCCTAGTCTTTTCATTTTATAAATCCTCCTCTTTTACAAACACCCCATCAATCATCTTACCTTTGCGGTCCTTGATAACTTCATAAGCTTCTTCTAAGCAACTTTCAGCTGTAGTACCATTGCAAAATGAAACCGTACTGATCACGCTGTCAAGAAACATCAAATCTGCTTTGATTAAAGGAACTTGTGTTTCATTATGACAGACATGAGCGTATAGCTTCTGAGCGATATTACCCAAGCTAGAAACCATCAGCAGCAATTCGAGTTCCTGTTGATTCGCTGAAATCTGAGCACCGTTCTTAATTTGTTGCTCAAGTCCAATCAATACGACTTGAATATCACCAAGCGCATCATAAATCAGCTCAGATTTGTCCTTTGCAATTCCTTCGAATAATTCTCCTGACTCTTCCATGAGCTTCAAGAACTGCTTGACTGGATTTGCTTCATGTAAATTTCGGTCAACAAACCACTGTTGAACCTTTTCTTCCAAATTCATTTTTGTATTCATCTTATTTTTCCTCCGTTTTCTTCGTAATCAAGTAGTAGCAATCAATTGCTCCGTAGTCAATCCTGATGTTCTCACCACTCATGCTTTTCCGAAATCGTGGATGACTGATTGCTGAGTAACTAGCTTGATGTTTCTTTAATTCATTGATTGCGCTATGTATGTGGCCAAAACACCCGATGAGTATTTTGCGGTGTCCGTTGTAAATGAAATAGAGATTTATCATCTCTTCACCTCAACTGGGTAAAAGTCCCCAAAGGAACCTCTCAATGCCTTGCCTACCTGCAACGCAACTGCACGAGAAATGAACCGCATAGCTTTTCTCTCGTCCGAATACGAGATATCAATACCAGTCACACCGATTGTTGCAGACATCAAGTACAGTTTATCTTCTTTCGTCCCATGTTTTAAAATAAACATCAGCCACCTCCGTTCTAAAAATAATCTTTCCTTTTGTTTTTCAAGTCATTAAATATCATCAGATGATCATTATCTACACCTTTCATCAACCGACTCATAAACGGCCGACCGTAGCGTTTCTGAATTTCTTGTGCATTCAGATTGGTCGTGATAACCGTATTAGCCCTTTTGTTGAGAATGTTGTAAAGAATACTGAAGGACCACTCACTATCCTTCTCCATCCCAAGATCATCCAAGACCAAAAACTTTGCACTAGCGATTTTATTGACCAGGAACTCTTCCTGACTAAAGTCCGCCTTGATTTTCATCAGTAAGTCAGTGACATTGATAAAGATAGCAATTTCTTTTGTAGCTTCTGATAAAGCTTTCATCATGGCAAAAGCAAGATGGCTTTTACCCGTTCCAGCTTCGCCTTGAAAAACAACATTGTTTCTTGCTCCACCTGCCCACTCTCTACAAATTTTTTGGGCAAACTTCAACTTTTCAGCCTCTTTTTCAGTGGGTGTGTCAAAGTTATCGAGAGTAGCATTTTTCAGTACATCATCATAGAGAGAGAATCTCTCAAGATAGAACTTCCGTTCTCGTTCATGTTCAGCATCAGCCAACTCATTGACCTTTATTTGATTCTCTGCATGGATCCGTTCCGATTCACATAAGCGACAAAGGACATCATTTGTCCGGAGGATTTTGATCAAGGGAATCCCATGCTTTTCGCAAATTTCAGCCTGTTGTTCAGTATTTCTATGGTAAGATAAGGCCATCTCCTCAAGTGCATCAGTTACCATGATACCTTACCCCCACAAGCTTTCCAGCTAGCCATATCCGACAAGCAAGCAGTAACGGTAGAAAGAGGTTGTTTTATAAGCAAAGATTTCTTTTCGTCGCTGATCGGATAAAAGTTATCTTCAAATTGCTCAATAAGTTCTAAAATCCCCATTCGTCTGTCACCTCCTTACCTGATTTTTTTTCTTGATATTGTTTTTGAGATTGTTGAACCTGTTCAACTGTTGTAACCTGATTCAGCTGCCAATTTCTTAAAATTCCACCAATGTACTTGATGTTAGGTTTACCTAAATTAATAGCTGTCTTCAATGCTTCTTTTACTAAATCGACATCATTTTCGTTCAAAAGATGATTGATTTCCTCAATTTCAAAACCCGATAGTAATCTACGAAACTCAGACTGAAAAAGTTCTAAGATATTTTCACTACTAGTAGTAGTTGTTTTCTTATCTTTATCTAATCTTTTCTTAATCTTAGTCTTATCTTCTTCTAGTGCGTTACCGTCCGTTACTGTAACGTTACCTGTAACGTTACCAAGAGCAAGGTTTTTCTGTTTCTCTCGGTGTCTTGCCACACGGTTACGTGTCTGTTCCTTGATTTTTTCCATCCCATCAATATTTTGATGTTTTTCCCAATTTGGCAAAGTAATGACACCGTCAATAATCTCAATCATTCCAAATTGCTCAAAGACTCCCAGGGCCATTCTGACAGTATTTAGAGGCCTTTGAAAAATTGTAGCAAGCATTTCATCAGTGTAATGAACCTTATCTGACATCATCAAAAGCCCGTTGCGATTATGTTTGCCAGCGAGAGCTAGGATTTTAAACCATATAACTAAAATGGCATCATGGTCTGGTAGTGCATCAATAAGACGTATTTTTTCATCGTCAAAAATGTCCGTCGTAATCTTAATCCATTTGATTTCAGACATTACTCCCCTCCGTTTTAATCCATAAATGTTTCTTTTCGTGTCACAGGATCAATGTCCACACGTTGACCTGTTTTAAAGTCGATAAATCCTTTTTCAACTTGTGGCGCTTTAAATTGAATCTTCTTTTTCTGTCTCATTGCCATTTTAATCTTGATATTCATCATCAGCGATTCAATCAAGATTACTGATACTAGTGTGCCTACTGTGATAATTTGTAAATTGTTCATGTTTTTTATCCTCTTTTTGTGCTATAATATAGTCAAATAATTTTGCTAAGACCTTGTCCAGAAGCCTTTTAGTAAAGTTATTATAGTTGATTAGAGAGCCATTCTTTAATGGCTCTTTTTGACCATTTTTTACCAGGTAATTCCTTTGGAAATCCCTTTAAGTAACGATAATTATCTGAAAATGTGTCATACTTAATTCCTAGAAAATCACAGGTAGTGCTCACATCCATCAACTCTGGATAGTGATCACTATCTTTTTCTATTTCAACCAATCTTGTGATTGTGTCCTTGATAATGGATTTAATCCACTCAGATAGTGAAAGTAGAACATTGTCCATCTTCTTCCCCTCCTACGCTTCATCAAATGAGTTCAATTTCATGATTTTCATCTTAGTGTTAGTGCTTGGTTCCCACGTCATCCAATAGGCCAAGGCTGCATCTGCAAACTTTTTCGGTAGCAAATCATAGCGACTGATATTGAAGTGGTCTTTAAAGTCAGTCTCAGCTTGTCTAAATACCGACTGAGCAAAAATCTTATCCGCATAAGCTGGACTATCAATACCACCCAAGCAAGCCACAACTCGAGCCTTACGCTTCTTCAGTAGCGACTGAGCGTAGCTTGGGTGAATTGGTTGCTCACTCTTGAGATAGTCTATATCGTCCAGCATAGTCGCCTGTTGCTCACGCAATTTCTTTTGGCCAGTAAATAGAGCAATAAAGGCATCCTCGTCCAAATCCTCACGAATGAATCCACCCTGCTTGCGAATGGCTGGCAAGACCTCTGATGTCACCCAACGCTTAAACTCTCTAGCTTGTGGAAGCTTACTTGAAAGAATGAGAGAGTAAAGACCAGATTCATTGATGATGATAGTGTTTTGTATTCGACCTAGATTGTCGGTGAGTCCGTATTTCACGGAGTCATCTTCATCAACGTGCCGAGAAATTGCATCCAAAGGTTTAGCGTACCCCAAGATGTCCGCTACATCTTTTCCAACAAACCACGGCTCGTCATCAATTGTCAAAGTACGGACTTCTTGCCCGTGAAAGTTAAAAATTTCGTTCATAATATTCCTCTTCTTACTTTTCCTAGTGTTAAAATAGTTTCCCAAACATCTAGTCCCTCAAGACTATCGATCATCAGCTGACTAAGTTGGTGATTTTTCTTCTGCCAATTCTGTATTATTCTCGCTTGCATATATGAACCTCTCAGTGATTTTTCCAAGGGTTCTCAATACCCAAAATATCTACGACTTTTTCTTTCACATAATCACTTCCTTTTCCATACTTCAAAAGCTCTGAAATAACTGATGGCGTGACAAATACTTGTTTTGCCAACTCGGCTTGAGTCATATCCAGCTCAATCAAACGAGTTTTGATTTTAGCCTTGATTATCTTTAATTCTTTACTCATGTTTTTCCTTTCTATATTTCTCTACTTCTTTTGAAATTTTCAAAAGCATTGAAAGTCCCCCAACTACTCCATCTAGATACCCTCGCCCATAATCTGTCGCTAAGAGTTCCAATAATTCTTTCAGGTCTTCTTCGTTCATCCCTGACCTCCTTTTTAAAAAATTATCTAAAAAGTTAGCGAATTTCTTGACATTGATAAATAAATTTATTAAAATCAAAACATAGAGAAAAGACCTACTAAAAAGTAAGGTTCTACCTAGAAAACGGACGCCAATCAGTTTCATTAGGCTTTATTTTTTAGTTGTCTTGTTCGCTAACTCTTTAGCTTACAAAAACTATTGTAGTAAATTTATTAAACTTTGTCAACGATTTTGTAGTAAATTTATTAAATATTTTTTGTCATGCCTTAGAAAGGTTGATGTATCAATGTTTTTCACATTTGAAAAAATAAAAGAATTGGCTGACAAACAAGGTATTTCATTAAATAAACTTGAAGAAAAACTAGGTTTTAGCAGAAATACAATTTATAACATGAAGAAATCCACACCAAATATTGAACGAGTTTCAATGATTGCTGACTACTTCAACGTGTCCACAGATTATTTACTTGGTCGCACGGATAACCCAGCAATCGCTGGTAGTCATGACTACAAATGGGAAGGTAAGACTCTAAACGTTGAAGAAATGGCATCTAATGTCATGATGTTTGGTGGCCGAGAATTAACAGATGAAAAGAAGAAAATCATCCAGTCTATCATTGAAGGTTATCTAAAAGAAGCTGGTGATTAGAGGTACTGCTTAGTGACCGAAAAAGAAATTATAAGTCATTTTCAGATTCGTATTATCGATTTTGATGGAGATTTGATGCCGGACGAACTTGGATTTTACGAAAAAGAAACCAATACAGCTTTCCTGTCGAGTAAACTTAGTAAAAAAGAGAGGGTTAAGGTCCTACTTCATGAACTAGGACACAAGGACCACACACGCTCAGAGTACCAGAACGCTCGCCTACGATGCGAAAACGAAGCTGATAGGAATATGATCCATCATCTCGTAAAAGACGCACTAGAAAGCTTAGACGACCCCACAGAGTTTGATTACCTCAAATTCATGTCCTACTACAATCTTAAAACTATGACGAATGAAATCATGGTAAAAGAGGAATATTATAATTTAGCAAATATAATTTAAGGAGATGTTATGAAAAAAGAAAAGGATTCTAAACCTTTTTATAAAAAAGTTTGGTTTTGGATATTGGTAGCTATCTTAGCTATCGGTGGTTCAAATGCTCTTACAAAACAAACGTCAAGCAAAGCAGACGAAGAAAAAGCAAGTGCGCTTAAAACAGCTCAAGAACTTGTCGAAAGTAAAGCGTCATTTTCTGAAAAAACACTTCTTTGGTATTTAACAGAAAGTGCGAGTCACAAATATTCAAAGAAAGCTGCTCAATATGCTGTTGAGAATGTTGGTGATGTTTGGGTTAATGAAGCGCTCGATATTGCAAAAGAAGAAAGAAGTGAAGGTAAGACTGACCAAGAAATCCTTAAAAGTTTGACAGATAAAGACGCTCAATTTACTGAAGAACAGGCCCTGAAAGCTATTGAAAAATTAAATGAATAAAAAAAGCCCCACAATCGCCCTCGCCAAAGTTTGATTGTGAAGCTCACACTTATAAAAAATCAGCCATTAAAAAGGCCTCTTTTCTATACCCTATTTTACACCATGAAAGGGGTGATGTCAATATTCTCAATGTTTAGACCTTGTCCAGAAGCTGATAAACAAGGAGAATACAATGAAATATAATAAAACAAAATACCCAAATATCTATTACTATGAAACTGCAAAAGGTAAACGATATTATATCAGACGCTCTTTCTATTTTCATGGTAAAAAGAAAGAGATTACTAAAAGTGGTCTCACAACCCTTCCACAAGCTCGTGCAGCCTTGACAGAGATTGAGCAACAAATCCAAGATCAAGAATTAGGTATCAATACGAATCTAACTCTTGATCAGTATTGGGATATTTATTCTGAAAAGAGATTATCAACAGGGCGCTGGAATGATACTTCTTACTATCTCAATGACAATCTCTACAAGAACCATATCAAGCCAAAGTTTGGTTCTGCCCTGCTGAAAAATTTGGATAGAAATGAGTATGAACTCTTTATCGCTGAAAAGTTGCAGAACCATACCAGATACACTGTTCAAACTCTCAATTCCAGCTTTATGGCATTGCTGAATGATGCCGTGAAAAATGGGAATCTGCTCTCAAATCGCTTGAAAGGTGTTTTCATCGGCCAGAGTGATATTCCTGCGGCTAACAAGAAAGTGACTCTCGAAGAATTCAAGACTTGGATAGCAAAGGCGGAAGAGATTATGCCAAAACAATTCTATGCTCTGACCTATCTTACTATTTTTGGACTGAGAAGAGGAGAAGTCTTTGGATTGCGCCCTATGGACATCACTCAAAACGACAGTGGACGGGCTCTACTGCATCTTAGAGATAGTCGAAGCAACCAGACCTTAAAAGGGAAAGGAGGGCTTAAAACGAAGGATTCAGAGCGATACGTCTGCCTTGATGATATTGGCACAGACCTTATCTATTATCTGATAGCTGAAGCTTCTAAGATTAAGCGAAAGTTAGGAATTATCAAGGAACAACAAAAAGATTATATCACCCTGAACGAAAAAGGTGGTCTCATCAATCCAAACCAGTTAAATAGAAACTTCAATCTAGTGAATGAAGCGACAGGATTGCATGTAACACCTCACATGATGCGCCACTTCTTCACAACTCAAAGCATTATTGCAGGGGTTCCGCTTGAACAATTAAGCCAGGCGCTGGGCCATACAAAGGTTTATATGACGGATCGTTATAACCAAGTTGAGGACGAACTTGCTGAAGCGACAACAGACCTATTTCTTAGTCATATTCGCTAAAAAATCCCCGCCAGAATCTCAAAAAGTCCCCGCCAATTCCCCGACCAAAATCCGAAAAATACCGAAAAATATCGAAAAATGATTTTTAGAATAGTCCCCAAAAGCCTGAAATAGAGCCAAAAAACTCCACCAGTTTCGGTGGAGTTAAGGGAGATTATTATGAAAAAGAAAAGTTTAGGATTTCTATTAAATAAAGTTAGGAGGTCTTTACTTAATAACTATATGATATAAAACAATACTTAAAATTAGCTTAAGATTTTAAATCCATTA